ATATGGAATAATTATCTCTTCACTTCCCCATTCAGATACTGTAGGGGTGATATCACACCATTTCATAAATTTATACTCCCATGAGGAGCGATAAATGACATTATTAGGGTCACCTTTATACTTCCTTGGGAAGGAAACACGGTACTTACCTTGATATCTCATAAATACATAGAGGTCACACAGTATTTAGGTGTAATTTTGGCAGGAAAAATATTCACATACCCATTGAGGGCACCTGTTTCTGGGAAAACTGCAGCAGATAACCCAACTGAGGTGATTGACTATGTAGTATTTCAAAGGAAACGTATCAAATACAAAGATGGGGGAAAACCCTACTATGGTTTGAATGTTCCTAATAATAAGGCAGAGTTTAAAAAGAATGATTTTAAGGTATACATTGCTATGCCACAAAACATTCAAACTGCATATCAACCATCATATCGTCAATTGAATATTGGCGTTGGTGGTAGAGCACTGATCCAAACTCTTGGTTCTGGTAATGATTATGAATCTTTGGCAGAAACTTTACAAAATGCTTCTAAAGCAGCACTGCCAGAATTCACTATTGGCACCTTTGCTCAAGCAGCACAGGGTGCAGCACAGTTCTTAGGTCTTGCTGGACAAATTGATGCCAACTCCATTATTGAACTAACTCAAGGAAGAGTTTTTAATCCATACACGGAACAATTGTTCAATAACATGCAGTTCCGTCAACATAATTTTTCTTTCAAGATGCTTGCTCGTAATGAAAAGGAATCTAAAGAAATTCAAAGTATTATTAGATATATGAAGACAGGTGCAGTACCTAGATATGGCACAGATAGTGATAGGGATGTAGATAACGCAGATAGATTCTTTGAAGTACCTGATAAGTACGATATTAAATTTATTCGTGTTAATCCAAACACAGGAGCAGTTGCAGAAAATCTACACTTCAAAATCCACACATCTGTTTGTTCTGGAGTTAGTGTAAACTACACCCCAGATGGTCAATATAATGCAATCAAACCAGAAGGGCAATCTGCTGTATGGAATGGTGCTCAGGGAACTGTTGAGGGTTCACCACTACAAGTTCCTGCAGTTGTACTGAATATGAGTTTTACCGAGACTCAGTTTGTAACACAGAGAGATGTTGTAAGAGGGTACTAAAATGGCAGGATATTTTTCTTATTTCCCAAATGTATATGTTGGCGAGGGTGTTGAGGATAACGAAGCATTCAAATATCGTCTTGTAAAAAAGATCTTTAGAAAAGTTCGAGCAACACCAGCTCTGAGTCAGTATTCAACACTATTTGAAGGATATTCAATTAAACCCGATGAAACCCCATCTAATCTTGCATCAAGATTATTTGATGATCCTTTTTTAGATTGGGCAATTCTTTTAGTTAATGATATTATTGATGTATATGAAGAATGGCCAAAAGGTCAGCAACAGTTAGAAGATTACGTAATCGAAAAATATACTGAAGATAAAAAGGATAGTATCCATCATTATGAAACCAATGAAGTTTTACTTGATGATGGTACAGTCTTTATTAAAAAAGGAATTGAAGTTAATGAAAATTGGAGAACTACTTTACCAGACGGAAGTGTAAAAACAGAATCAGAATCCAGATATCCAGTAACAAACTTTGAGCATGAATATTTTAAAAATGAATTGAAAAGACAAATTCTAATTCCAGTTAGTAACATGCTGGAAATTATGATTGAAGAATTTGAAGAACTGGTTGGTTATGAACCTCATTCCGAATTAGATGATGCAAACAATAAAAAAACAGAATTGAATATCGCATCTAGATTCCTTAATAACACTGGATCAGTTAGTTTTGCAAGTGCAATTCGTTCTCAATTATCAGATGGTGAAGTTACATTTAATGATGGACCAACTACAGGATTTAACGCTGGAGTTGCTGGAACAGTAACCAGTAGTGGAGGAGGTGGAAGCGCAGTTACTACAACAGTATCTTCTCCCTCTCCAAGTCCCTCGCCATCACCCAGTCCTTCACCTTCTCCTTCTCCATCCCCATCATCACCACCGTCTGGTGGCGGAGGAGGATATGGTGGTGGATACTGATCCTAACGACTTTTATAATTTAGACATAACAAAAGACGGACTTGCATTGATATACAAATCCGTCTGTTTTCATTTGGAAAAATGGCCTGGTGGACATCCAGACGAGCAAGTTGCACTACAGCAACTTAAAGATAATTTGTTTCGGATAATTCTTGAAAAAACCTTAGAGTCCTAATTTTTGGCGGGAATTTTTTTTCGACTTTTTGGTAATCAAAAGTCGATTTTAGTTTTAACCCCCATCCATTTGGCATCCAATCATACTACCTCCAACAATACCCAGAGGGATTGCCCACCAGCGACCATCTCCACGAGACAATGCTGCACCAGCACCTGCGCCTCCAATGGCACCCAAGATAGAACCTTCAGCACAAGAGTTACCATCTTCATCCCGATGTGTATGACCAACATTAGGATGATGGTGTTCCTGATAGACTTTCACTCGTTTCTTACAAGGAACTTCAACACGTTTCTTATATGATTTAACATATCCAGGGTTCTTCAATGTACCAGGAACATACTCTTCACGATAGACTCGTTTGTAGCATTTTTCTTGGCGAGCATAACCAGATTGTGATTCATATGCTTGGCGATTACTACGATCACCAATACTTTCCCTGAAACGAGGACCACCTGCATGAGCAGGCAGTACAGTGAGCATCATTAAGGCAGCGAGTACAAGTTTCATTGGTCTTCAATCAGTTTGACTTTGTAGATAGTAGTTTTTGCTTGCTTCTTTGCGAAGTACAAGTCCATTCTCTTCTTCAAATAATATAGAGCAACCAGAACGATGATGAACTGGATGCCCTCTTCCCAACTCATGTTCCAGGCATCTACCAGGTCAAGTTGGGCTTGGGCAAACAGGTTCATTCTTTCTTTTCTCCTTTGTTGAATCCAAAAGGACCAAGTTTATCTTTGACTCGTTCCTTGAGCACAGCAGCACCGAGTGCTTCCATAACTTTCAGAACATCCTCTGCTTTGTGAGGACCAGGACCCATACGCTCTGCAGCGTAGTTGTATTTCTGAAAGAACTCGTCAGAGACGAGTTTATAATCTTCAACAGTGATTGGTTCAGTCATCAATCCTCCTCAGCAAGTTTAGCGAAGTAGGACAGAGTGTCATCTTCATCTTCTACAGGGGAAGCAGCGACTGCACTTTCACGAAGACCAGTGATGTCTGCATCATTGAATCCTCCACCAACGGGAGTGTCAAAGACTGCCTCATCTTGCTCATCGACACGAGGAGCAGGAGTAGCAGACTTACCAAGCACCAGATTCAAACGTGCTTGAAGTTGCTCATAAGACTTGAAGTTCTTGGTGTCTTCAAACTCTGCGAGAGAGTATCCCTGACTCCAGATGGACTCCAGTTTGTCATCATCGAATCCACCAAGCACACCAGGTGCAGCAAATTCAGACTTGTCATAGTTCCAGTAACCATCGACCTTGCGGATCTTCAGTTTGAAGTCAGCACCCTTCCAGAAGTTGAAAGGATCGACGGGAGTCTCGTCAGCAAATGCAGGTTGCATTGCTTCCACGAGTTTGTCAAAGATCTTCTTACCGAACTTGTAGAGGAAGACACGACCCTCGTTCTCGGGGTGAGCAGGATCGGTAACAACATAGATGTTGCTGTAGTAGGAGAGTTTACGCTTCTGAGCGCGAGCGATCTCCTTGTCGCTATCACGACCACTGTTCCACAGTTCGCGATTCAGTTCACCAACAGGATCATCCTTGCCGAGAGTGGTAAGAGAGTTCTCAATGTACCACTGTCCACCAGGACCTTTGAAAGCGTGAGACCAGACCTTTGCCCAAGGCATTTCTTCGCCATCGGGAGCAGGGAGGAATCGGATGACTGCGTAACCGTTACCAGACTTGTCCAGTTCAGGTTTCCAGAAACGCTCGTCGGCAGAAGAACCAGCAGCAGGCTGATTCAGTTTATCAATCTCACGGGTGAGTTTTGCAAAGGTGTCACCCTTAGAGGACGCCTTCTTGAGTGAGGCAAAAGACATGTTCGTATTCTCCGTATTGAATGTGTGATTTGTTTGCTACTGGATCATCGTAGCATACTATATATGCTTAGTCAACCTCTCGTTGTGCCGCTTGTTCAAGTGTCTCCACCATCACTTCCATGCACTCGGCAAGGTCTTTGTAACCAAATGCATTTGACAATGCATTGATCCTGGTTTTCATATCCGCTGCATCCTTGTCTTCGGATGCAGCAAGGCATAGTCTACCATAAAAAGTCTTCTGTTTGTCGATCAACGTCTTACAATCTTCAATATGATCTAGTTTTTCCTGCCTACTCATGGTAGCAAGTTGTGCTGTCATTGATGCGACTTCTTGATAGGTATTAAATATGTCTTGCAAGTTCATCTGTACTTGCTCTGACTGAAAAAAACTCATAACTTTGTCCGTATAACTGTTAGTATCACCTGTCTGTATTTGGAACAATCAATATTCAAAAAAGGTTTGTAATTTAATACTCTTCTCCTAACCTCTTTCCAAATAGGATCTGATAGTTTCTTATCAAACTTTCCAACATATTTTACACAAGTTTCAAATACAACCAATGTTTCTAATGATATCTCTCCAGAAAGATAATGTCTGAGGAGAGGTGGGTGTGATCCATCCTTGACTTCAAAGATTTTGTCAAATTTATCCTGATAAGGTGCTTCAAAGTATGTGAGCAGGAGATCAACGTCCTGTCTAAATTTATAACAGAAAGATTCTTGAAGAGTTTTCCATCGTTCGTAATTACCGTCACTAAAGGATTTGATGTAACCTGCTGGATCAACCATAAAATTAGCGACGAAGTAATTCAAGATCTGATCCTGATCATACTTCGTCGCCAATTTTTTGAAAAAATAACGATCGCGGCGTTGTTCAAATGCTTTTTCAGAGGCATTTACTTTGCCTCTATACTTTACATAATCATAATGTTCTTTAGTGAAGTGCATTCGTAATGAAAGATACGTCTTGTACACTTCAAAACCAGTCACAACGGCAGAACTCCTTTAGATCGTTTTTTCATATAGTTTAGACGCTCTGCTTCATGGCGCAAGCGTTCTTTTAAAGGTTTAGACATAAGTTTTGGAACAGTTTCCAACTCAATTTCATTTTCTTGACAGTAGGTTACTACTGCTTCAATGTAAGAGATGAGACCGTTACTACGCTTCACCAAACGTTCAATCTCCATCGAGAATTTGGTGGGTGTTAGGAACTTGTCCTCTACTTGTTCTTTAGGCATGGACTTTTCCCCTGACGAATTCTTCGATATAGGATTTAAGTAATTGTAAATAGTCATCAAGATTGTACTTCTGAAATACTTGAATAGTTCCCTCTTCAGTGGCGATAAGTGTGACAATTTTCTTTACCTCTAGTCCTGAACGCTCAAGGAACATCGCTGCATACGCAGTCTCTTGCACAAAGTAGTGCTCGATATGATCTTCCTTCTTTTCTTTGGTTGAAGTTTTAAAATCGATTACTGCCAACTCGCCATCAAATTCAGCAATACAGTCTACACGACCAGCTAAACCGAGATAATGAGAGTATAAGAAAGTCTCTAGGCAATGAATGTTATTGATACGATTCAGCGTAGACTTTGCTGACTGAAACATTCTAACAGACAATGGATTATTTTCCAAGTATTTGTCTAAGTTCAGTTCACCTTTGAAATAGTCTTCAGAGATTGCATGGAATGCAGTCCCTCGTTGTGTTGCTCTAGCAGTAATTCGATTTGCCTCGTTTTCACCAATTTTAGTTCTCCATTTTTTGAAGAACTGTGCGTTCTTAAACGATGTGACAGAGGTTACACTTGGATAGTATTTATCAGCACCAGGGATGGGATAAAATCTAGTCCCATCCTTAGTTACTGGTTCGACCTCTACATGTTCGCGAAGGTTAACATCAACAAAATTAAACATCAAAATCCTAAATTGTATTTGGTAAGTAGATATGACTTAACCAGACCAGAGCGAACGATATCCTCAATACCGAATTCTACACAAGTAAACTCACGCATACTCTGCAAA